CTCATCACTTTACTAGCCGTTGGCTTAGTCATAGCGGTAGCGCTGTGAGCAGGTGCGGTCTATGCGGTGGCACGATAAGTCTAACTGTCGTGCCACACGCAGAATTATGCGAAGATGACGTGAAGGCTTACGTCTTACCACACGAGAGAGAGGAGGTTTATGCCCCCCGAGGAAAGCGATTTATCAGACGCGGAGTTCGCGTGTCTGATAGTACGAGCGTGCGGAACACGCTTCGTACACTTCGGCTTTGACCACGCAGGTCAATGCCGTTTCTGCTTAGGAATACTACACGTAGCCTAGCGCTACTGCTCAAGCCTCACGCGAATCCACGCGTGGGGCTTCTTTTTTTGCCCACCCTACGCCTGTGCGGTGCTGGCAATAACAACCGGAACACTTCTCGTGTGACACACGAGCGAGAGTAAATTTATTGCGCGTGTTATACTCGCCCCCACGCGCGCACGCGTCGCAGATCATTTCCGTGTGGCACGCTCCGCGCGCCTACGTGACGCGCGATTGGTTTGTGTTGGTTGCGTGTATCCATTGTCGTCACTTGGAGTATCTTCTGTCGTGAAGAGTGGCAGACTGCGTATCGCCGTGTGATACTGCTCAAGATAATCAACCATCACGTAAACTGTACCGGATAACTGTGAAATTATTTCCTGTGTCGTGCGTAAAGCTTCTATAAAATCCTTGTCTTGCGCTTCAGTCCACGTCGAGTTCTCGATCATCTTCGAGATCGTCTCGTAACTCTCCTGAACTTTCTGTATTCCCAACTTGTCCATTGACTTCCTCCTCCGTGTAATCTCGTTCCTTGCGTGGTCGTTGACCACCTAGATAGTTTAGTAGGTTATTCATGGCGCGGTTTATACGCATACGCGCAGCGTCCTGACTGATAGATAAATCACTCGCAACTGCGGCTATGTCAGAGCCACCACCGAAGCGAAGATAGATGATGCTCTGTTGTTCCTCGGGTAATTTCTCGAGTGCTACCTCTATGTCAGCCATCATAGCGAACCAGTTACCACCCTCAGCAGCAACCTTCCTAGTACTCGTGAAACCCAAGTCTGTTAGTGCTGGTGCTACGAGATCTCCACGTAGCACAGCCGGAAGAATCATCTCAACGATCTGACGATCGTAATAATAATTATCTTCTACACGATAACCCACAGCGTTAGCCTTCTCACGCTGACAGAAATCTTTAGCTGCGTTACGCAGCGAGCGCGCTACAAGCTTCGTCGATTGTTTGCCGTCGAGAGATTCCCACACCTTGACCTTGTTTGGATGTTCCATAAACCAAAGCCATAACTCCTGCCTGATATCTTCAGCAGGAACCATGTGGTATTTACGAGAAAACTCATAGGCTATTCCGCCAACAAGATTCTCGTAACTCTCGACATCTACCATGCGTAAACATCTCCTTCTACGCAGAACGAACGCCCGATAATTGGGACATTGACAGCCGTGACATTGGATCTTCTGATGTACAAGATAGTGAAACCTTGTTGCCAGTTAGCCGCACCTGTTGTCAGATAATCAGCCTTGTTAAGATCCATGAGATGACCTACTTCGACTCCGAAAAGTCTATCGGAGATTCGACCATTGTAACCGACATGGTAGTGCTGGATCCCCTGACGATGGGTGTGTCCACATACGACAGATAATCCGATACGTCTTGCAAGGCTAAGCGCAGTTCCTCCCGAAGTCTGTATAAGATTACCTTCGTCTCCGTGGGCAAGAGCCCATCCTGGGGCAAACTGCCAGATTCTGTCATGGAAGGTGATATCAAGTTCATCGTATCGAAGCAACGCTTCATACTCCAATTCGCGCAAGCTAGCAAGTGCTGGAGCGTACTTGTTGATGTAGTTGCTGATTCTATCTCCATGATTACTCCTCATGACGTGGAAAGGTTTATCCCCTAGTGCTTCTTTAAAGCCTTCCATAATCTCGGAAGTCTTATCAAGACCAGACTGTAAAGTTCTTGCGTACTCCGCTGCTCTACCTTTATTCCAACGAGATGGCTCAGGAGAATCTGCTTCATCTCCTACACAGTAAAGTTCGTCAGGCTCAAAGTCCTCGACGAACTGTTGTACTGTAGTGATGGCTCTGCCATCGTGACTAGGTGCTTGTATATCAGAGAGTACTACCACTCGCTTTAGTTTCATTTACGTTTTGCCTTTCGCTTTTTTGGTTTCTTCTTGGCTCTACGTCTGTTTTCTTTAGCGACATTGTCACTCTTACGTACTGTCCGAAGATTCGACGGGCGATCATCTCCATCACGACCTCTGTTGTTTTTATGGTCGACTTCGACATCTCTCGGGAGAGTCTTGCCTGTTCTCTTCTCGTAATCCACGCGTGCTTTGTTTGAAGAAGTGGTTTCAACAGAACCATCTTTCTTCTTTCTTTTGAATACATAGATGGGTCTGCCACCGTTCTGTTTACTTCCTTTGTAAGGACCGAAGATCTTCATTCGTTAGGCCACTTTCCTCGCAACACCATGAGTGCGATTATTGAGTAGTTAGCTAAGTCCTTGAAGGAATCCTCAAGTGACTCGTTCTCTGGATTAGCACCGCTATCCAGAAGATTATTTATTCTTGCTATCTTGTCCCAGATACGGACACGTAAGCCATTGAGAGGACCACCAGGAGACATTGAGATATTGCGAGGCCCGTAGTCCTTATGCTTCTTGAGAAGCAAGGTGGCAAGTTCATCACTTGTTTCCCACACATCCATCTCAAAGAAATCGACATCGAGATCGTCAAAGAGTTCTTCTGCCTTCTCGGTCAACTCCCAACGGTCATCACTCTTCATCTTTTTCCTCCTTAAGTAACTTTTCCACACCTTTGTAAATGTCCTCCATCTCTCCGGCAACTATTGCTTCTTCCATGAACTCTTCAAACTTACCTTCGCTAGCGTTGATAAGCGTAAGAGCCGCACTTTGTAGGCACTCAAAAACAGCCTTTGCATCACCATCACGAAGGAACTTGTCGATGTTCTTCATAAACTCAAACATATCGAAGTTGTACTTCTTGGTGATACGCACACCCCACTCGTATTCAACGCCGTTGTGCTCAAGAAAGTCGAATATATTTACGAACTCTTCTTCACAACGACAGACGTAATAGCCATCATCTGTTGGAACTATTGGGTCCTCTATCATTGTGCGCTCGCTATCTTTTCTTTGAAGAAATCTGCTCCGTCTGAGAGGAAGATAGAGTTGACATCTTCTCCTTCAGGCATCTGTATTGAGATGAGATTTGGCAATTCTCTAGCGAGGTTCTTTGAGAACTCGTGCCCTGCGTTGTCCCCATCAGAGAACAGGAATACGCGTTCAAAGTCAGCCAAGAGCTTAGTGTAATGTTTCTTCCAGTTGTTAACCCCGGGAACGCCCACCGCAGGTATACCGCAAACGCCATCCAACGTGATGGTGTCAATTTCACCTTCGCAAATACAGATGTATGACGATGCTTTGAAGAAGGCGCTGACATTATATAAATGAGTTGTCGCACCACTAAGTCCAAGATACTTAGGTTCCTCGACTCCGAGCGATCTGAACCTAATATCAACCACACCCGACCTCGTAACGTACGGGATTGCGAGTCTGCCTTCATACGCTTCATGACCCGTTAGCGGATCTAGTACGACGCCCAAACGTGCTTTGACCGCTGCCTCCTGAGTAATCCCCCGTTCTACGAGGTAGTCCTCCGCTTCTAGGATTGCGCTGTGGTAATACTTCGCCGCTCGCGTTAAGGATTCTCTCTGCGATGTTGATTGCTTCACGAAACTCTACCCTCTCCTGCGCCATCACTAGCGCGAATCCGTCTCCTTTTATCTGACATGCGAAGCAACAGAATACACCTTCATCGGTATTTGCGCTCGCTGAATTGTGCGTATCATCATGAAACGGACATTTCATAGAAAACCATCCATGCCTACGTGGCACGCGAGCACCATAGTGCTCAAGTATTGGACGTATCGCTGGCTTATTTCTCACCTAACGCCCTCCTAAGAAGTTCTACCCATACTGATACAGGCATTGTAGCATACCAATCAGCAGGATTCCCTTTGCCTTTGCGCTTATGAATTACTGCACCAGTCCAGGCTTTGGCGTTCTTTGTCTCAACTTCTAACTCTGCTAGCCAGCCAGCAAGATCTAATTTGGCGTGATTCTTAACTTCGATACATACGCCATTGATTCCTGATATGTCACCCTTATCGAGAGTAGCTCCCGCAAGCCTTCTTTCGGCATACGGGAACCACTCTTGTAGGTACTTAACAAGATCGCGCTCTGCTTGAGAGCCCTTTATCTTTGACCTACTTGACATTTAGTACCAACCGTTCCTCTGCCAGAAAGCCCAGGCACGCTCTGGCGTGCCGTACCGATGAACGATGTACTTAAGTCCTCTATTAATTTGGTATTCAATTGTAGAGTTACGTGGTGTATTTAGTACCTGCGCTATGCCATAGGCAGATGAAGTAGGATTCTTTGCTTGGTGATTCCAAGCCGATTCCTTACCCCATAACTTAGCCAAGGCAGACCATTGACGTTTAGGATTATCAAACATCTTGTTTACCTTAGCACGTGCCAACGCTTTTGCAAATGTTTTATTGTCTATCATGAGTGGTTTTATGCTCCCCGGAACTTCGACCAAAATCGGTTTCAGGGGAGTATGGGTAATCAACCACGCACCCACACCGTGGGGCAAGGTAGCCACAAAAATTGCAATCGCGGACAGCACCGATACCGTTGATAGTTTCATGTTTCCTCCGTTGGAGCGGTTGCTTGTGATCCACAGTCAGCACACTCCATATCTAAGAAATACATCCCTATAGTACCATCCTCATCGAATGTTACCTTCAGGTTCCATACGAAACATCCACACACACATACCGTAGTTGGTTCACCACGGATATCCATCGCCCGTGTATAGTCGGGACGTAACTCGGTTATGTCTTTCACTTACTCTGCGACACTATCTGTATCGGTGGGTAAGTATTGATGTCAAGCTTACATGAGATAGCCATGGCTTTCTTTGCTATCAAAGTAGCCGCTTGAACTGACTTGATCTTCTTGGGATCCACCGAGTAAAGGTATCCAAGAGCGAACGAGCCACCCGAACCAGCAGCATAATAACCTGATTCGGAACACAGGAAAGATAAGTCGTCACCTATCGAGAACAATTTACCATTGAACGCGAGTAAGTAGGAGAAGGTTGTTTCTTTCCTGTCACCGTCTAAGTCGTAACCATTGGCCTTTAGGGCATCAATCATAGACGGAATAATAAATTTACCTGTGAACTGGATCTCATCGCCATTCTTGTATGTGGGCGGTGTCCAGTTGTAACTTAAGATATCACCTGGTCTAGAGTCCCCCGTGATGCCAAGAAGGTATTTACCTATCTTGACAATCTTGGGGGTTCTAGGTGATATCGTCCGTTGGTTTTCCTCAGTAATCTGAGAGTCGGCAGCCATCACTATGAAGTCTTTACCTTGTATCCCAACGAGCGTTGTCATTATGACCTTTCGATGTCCGATACGTTCATTACTTCAGGATTAAATGTCAGCCAGAACGAATTCTCCCCGCTAGCATCGGCCTTCCCGTACCGATTCTTAACAGGTGCAACTGCTATAAACCCTGGAGCATTGGAACCCACAGTCAGAATCAAAGCTGGCAACTGAGCAACCATGCCCTGCAAAGCAGAACGTGGCTGACACGGATTACCAGGATAAGACTCTTTCGTGTGGTGTAGTACAAGTACTGATGCGTTGGTATCCCTTGCGAGATACTTCAACTCCTTGATGGTAGAACGCATACCAGCGAATTCTTCTCCTGAATCATTGGCAACATCCATCAAGTTATCGACTACGATTAGTGTAGGGGCACATCCCCACAGTTCCTCGAAAGCCGAAACCTCCATATCTAAATCAGCCAATGTAGGTGCTGATTCAAATGACCAAAAGATATGACCTGAATTTTCGTTAATGATCTTCCTGGATTCGTCAACCTGTTCTGCGAGCATGAACTCGGCATCACTTTGAGTGCGTCCAGTAATCATCGACAGTAATCTCATAGCCATCGTGTGAGCATTAGTGTCAGCGCTAACGTATAGCGTTGGCACCTTAGTACGCAACGCTATCGCTAGAGCTAATGTTGACTTACCAGCACCAGGAGTGCCAGCAATCATCGATACTTCTGCTCGGCGTAGTACAACCTTGTTAGCATCGAATGTGCGGAATACCGTTGGTAACGGTTCTCCACCTATGTCTTTGCTACCAACAGCACGAGCAAGAGTTCTCATGTCTTAGAAAGAACTCCATTCAGGGTCATTCCTGCGTATCCATTGTGGATCACATTGGTCAGGAGTTCCCTTAGGAGAAGGACACATGAATGCCTTCCATGGACCTTTGGCACCAGTTCCGGTGCGCTTGGTCATCTCACCATGCTTACAACTGCGACCTACTGGAGCAGTCGATGGTGTGAATGTTTGCTGCGATGTTACTGGTGTAGCACCTAGCGGAGCAAGATTGGCTACAGCCTGGTTAATGCTAGTAGGTGCGCCAACTAATGAACCAGCCATCGTAGTTAGCAGTCCTTCTGCATCTACGGTGCCTAGTGCGAATTCAAGATTGTTCTTGAACTCATCGTATGTATCTCCGCCAATGACGAAGATACGTCCGTCAGTCATCTTAGAACTGACTTGGTATTTCGATACGGTCATTTACCGTTCCTTTCCTGTGTATTTTTACCGTTAAGCCATTTGCAGTATGATAGCACGCCACACCGTCCACAGTTGTTAAAGTTAGGCAGGAATATATCCTGCTTGCGTGCCTTGTCAAATCCTAGAAACATCTCCTCAACACGTTCAGGTGCTAAGTGTTCAATGTTCCACAGCGAGATGTGACCAGAGCGTGCATCCCAGAAACCTGCCTTATCGACAGATACGCCATGCTTGTCTAGAGCCCACGCATAGACAGCAAGTTGAAGCGGATGCTTCTGAGATGACGCTCCAGTTTTGATATCGACGAGCACACGATTCCCGTCGAAATCAGTCATAACACGATCAATAGCAAGCTTGACCGTGGTATCTCCCACCGGAATTTGATATTCCTTTTCAACAAAATCTTCATAGACATCCCAGCCAGCAGAGCGGAATTTGATCCAACGATCAAGCATCCACCAACCCTCGCCATACCACCAGGACATATCCTCTTGTCCACGGAACTCCCAAGTACTCATGTCACCATGAGCCTCTTCGTCTTGTTTGACTTGCTCAAACCAAGCGGCATTCCATAGTTCATCAGGATTAGTTGTATCACCGAGTTCGCCCTTGTCGAACATCTCGGTTGCTTTATGCACGGCAGAACCACCAGTAAACCAAACAGCGTGTTTCTCTGGTACTTCTTCGATCTTTGTTAAGTAGTATTTCCAACCGCATTCCAGCCATGTATTCATGGAGGAATACGAAATGTGTTTAGGTAATTTGCTCATAGGTACATCATATCGCAGTCATGGCGCTCTGTATAATCGAAGCCACAGAAGTAGCAATCCATAGGTTCATCGCAGTATTTGCAGATATACTTGAATTGCTGTTCGCCACAACAGAAAAATGTTGTATCTAGGATTACGTAATGTTCGTTCATGATTTACCTGCCCAACCATCTCCCTTGAAATGAACCGGATTAGGTGTATATACACGCCTCATCGGCGTGCCGCATACGCAGGTATAGGTAATCTTTATATTTTCAAACGCCAGCTCGACCTCGTATTGGTCATCGCACTTATCACAGTAGAAATCATATCTAGGCATTGGGTTCCTTTCTAGCCCCGAACCCTACCATACCGCAGGCATAAATGCCTGAGCCCCTGATTCTAAGAAATGCCCCCCCTCCCCCCATAAAAATCTTATGGTGAGTCAGGGGAGCAAGTTGGCTAGGCTGTATGCCCTCGCCCCTTCATCTGAAGTTTCTGCCCCACGGTTTCCCGCCCGAGAATCATACCACATAAAACAAAAAAAGACCCCCCAACCCTAAAGTCAACAGGAGTAAATTGACTTTGAGTTGAGGGGTTTTTAGACCCGGGGGGTATATCTAACTACCCCCTGGGGTTAAAAGTGTCTCAAATCCCGCTAAAACCACCCTTAAAAGGGTATCCTAGGGGATTAGTTAGAGCCTCTACCAAACTGTGTAGCCGAGGGATCCAACCACTTGAGCACTGGGCCGAGGAAGCCTGCGACGGCTGCCATGCTTAGTGTCTTGAGGTCGGTCTCACCGGCTAGGTAGAGAGCGATAGCGGCCGAAGCTGCTGCACGGAACCAAGTAAGGGATACTTGCTTCAATGTTTCCATCAGTTTCCTTCTTTCGTTAGGGTCACCTTCCAGGTATGAACCTTGCAACAGGTACAGACCACGGTAGGTACTGGTGTTTCTACTGTAGCAGAAATCTTCTTCTTAGGTGTAGGTTGAAGTAAAGCTTTGACCGAATTGACCACTTTGGGCTGATTTATCCACCAGAACCAAGGGCTAGTATCGTCAGATTTATCAGGACGGATAGAGATATGTAGATGCTTAGTGTGAGGGTTGCTACCACTATAAGGGCGATTCCCAGACTTAGCATACTTACGATTCCAAATCTTCTTATTGAAGATGAGGTACTGTACTCTTTCATCTTCCTTAAACTTCTCAAATAGTTCTGCACAGTCAATCCCATTTTTAGGATCGTGTGTCAGGTCTACAGCTAGCCCAGTATTGTGGTCCGAAGTCGGGTTTGCTTTCTGATGAGCAACACTCGGTAGTAATCCATCGCTCGCCTTCTTCCTCTTTGGGGCAATTGCAGTTGCCTGTCGGAGTACAGCAAGGGCAGCAGGGCTTGCCTTCTTGGCTATCATTCATTTCCTCAGTGCTTCTTTGACTAGTTCGGTTAAGAATTCTACTTTTTCTTCCAAGGAATTTACCTTGTCTTTGATGCTGGATCCACCATTAGGCTTAAGTTCAGCTAGATAATGCTTGACCAACCAACGCACGATCCCCGCGAATGAGGCTGCTATGGAAACTATTGCTACGACCAGCGCAGCCCAATCCACGGCATTCATTATAAGACCGTTCTAACTGTGATGGTGAGCATTCCTCCGAATCCATCGAAACGCTTGTCCGGTGGCGTCTTACGGGTAAAGTTCATTCTTTCAATCAAGGCTTGTACTCGCTCTCCTGTTGTGAAGTCCTGGACGTTTATGATGTCTCCAATTGCTTCGATTTCCTCGAGCAGTTGAATACGCTCCCACGCACGGCCTTCATAGCCAGTCCGTACGTTATAGCGGTCGGTTTCCACGTCAAAACACCATACAGGGAACTGAATCAACCTTTGGCGCTTGGTTGCTGGAAGAGCTTTTACCTGATAGCCCTTAAATACTGGGCCCAGACTGGTATTGCTTGCGCTACGTGAGAGCGTAAACTTGTATGAGATGTACTCCTGTGGGCCTTCAGGGCTAGATGTAGCAGCCTCAGGTGTACCAGTAGAGGAGTTATAAGTGATAATCGTGTAGGTGTTGTTAGATGAATCTACTGTGCGTAGATCGATAGCACCATTAGTGACATCACCACGTCCACGAACAAACTTATAGTTCTTGGGCTCTAGAGTTCCGTATCTGATACCACCAGTTTGAACGTATCCAGTAGGGACTAGAGTGCTAGCTTCTTCAAAGTATATAGCTCCATCTGTGGTAAGCCTACCTGTAGAAAATGCTAGGCGATCAGTAATACCAATAAAACCAACAGCAGTAGTAGGACGTGCCTCAGTTTGAGTAAACTGTAGATCATTTGCATAGGCAAACCGTAGGCTTTCGCCTTCAATAGTAGTACCTAGATCGATACGGATTAGTCCGGCATCGGTAGACCCGATACCTGTAGTAGCCCAGATAAATCTATCGCGCGCAGCTAAATCATAAACTGGTTGTCTGGTCTCAACGATTAGTGGACCATAGTTGATAGATCCGTCTTGATCATTTACTACAGCGATACGGACACCACGGCTAGTACCAATAGCCATATAGCCAAGGTAGTAGAAAATCTTATGGACTATTTCCCCTGGAGGTAGCTCGGCAGCCACAGATGCCTGGGTCAAAGTAGGCATAGCACCGCTAGTATTCAGGGTGTATTTTTGGATAGTAGAATAGATGCCAGAGTGTCCAGCAGTATAGATAGCAGGACCAGAAGCCGTGATACTGGTATACACATAGTTTGTGTTGGGATTGGTATACACGGGGCTTGGTAAGGTTGTAGCCGTAGGCGATATCTCATAAACAGCATTATTGATACAGGCAACAATACGATCTTTAACGAACTCCATCTCAGCACTAGTTACAGTAATGGAAGGAGTACTGAGCATTGGTGTAGGAGCTACAGCAGCGCCATCAGAGATAAGTTTCTTGTTTATCTCTAGTTTAGTAGAGGCGGAATCATTAGTAACCCAATAGCCAAACTTACCGTCATCACAGATGGCATATACAGGGTCACGTACACCGGTATTGTAATCAACCCAATGTTCTATATTTCCGTTTGAGTCAATTCGATCTACATCGTAACCATCGTGGATAAGAACACCATTGTAAGTTGTACCACCTGTTGTCCATCGGACAGAGCGGATATGTTGCTCAGATTTATTATGCGTTGTGCTTACAGTTGTGGTCATCTCATGGATAGAAGTACATGATTTGAGCAGGGTAACTTCGCCCTTAGTCCAAACATTTACGCCTTGAGAATCAAGAAAACGATAACTTATCGATTCACCAGCAGACGGGTCAAAGAACTTGATACCAGCTCCACCATGGAAAGATGACTGAGAACGCATCCACCAGCCAACTAGGGATTGCTCACCTGGCTCTTTGGCGTTATCGAACTGATCTTTCCGATATGGAGCTGTCTCGCGCTGATAAGGATCAGCATCGGTAGGAGCCATGAAAAATGGCAGCCCACCGATAGCTACATCGTAGTCCTCAGCATTGTTAGTCCATAAGCCAGAGAGAGTGGGGTTACCTATGTTTAACGGAATATCTTCAGAGATATCCGGCGTAAATGATGCCACTTAGGCTCCTTACTTGCTTAGTGCTGCGATTTCCTCGGCAGTCAAACCGAGTGCTGCTAACTTAGCCTGTGCAGATGCCTTTGCTTCTGCTGCTGCAGCCTCTGCTGCTTCTTTTTCTGCTTGCATTTGTGCAGCAAGTGCAGCATCTGCTTCACGCTGTGCTAGTTCTTCTGGTGAAAGAGGTAGTTCCTGTACTTCACCTGTTGAACAATCCACTATGATTTTTGTATCTGCCATTTCAGTTCCTAACTGTTTGATATTCCGTAAAGAGTAGCGGTTGTATATTGAGAAAAATTAGCACCATTATCACTATAAAAAGTAATAGAACTAATAGAATTTGTTTTTTGCCATAACCCTGCAGTAAAACCATCATAATAAACTGTAGTTGCATTGCCTTCGTTTACATAATCTGCACTTACTGTTTTGTAGGTAGCACTAGTATAATTAGGAATATATACTTCAAAATTACCAAAAGTATTTGAGGTACCATTAGTGGCTGGCGCAACACCAGCGTAAATAAAAGAACCAGTTGCTGTTGCCGAAACAACAGTTGTTCCATCACCTAGTAATTGTCTATAAAAATAACTACTAGATGTATCGCTATTGAATCTCATATCAATTTGGTCTTGATTAGCCGACCTATTAGTTCTTGCACTTATCTTAACTAATAAATCTGTATAAGTGCTAGGAATACTAGTAAAGTCAATACTTGCAGACCCAGACGAGCCTACTGTGACGGTGGCTATTTTTTCATAAGTCGCTGCCATTATGCCGCCTTTATTCCGTAAAGAGTGAAGGTTGAGCCTGTGGAAATTTGTGGATTAGTCATAACAAAATCTAATCTGTTTATAGCAGATGTGCTACGCCACAGACCTACAACAGCAACAGTTCCACTAGCCGCATTGTTAGCGCGTTGAAGCCAAGTTTTGTAAGTAGTCGTATTAGAGTAGTTCATAAAATGAAGTATGCAATTATTGTTTCCGACAGTAGTAGAAAACACTATTCCTTCATCTAAATAAACGCTCGCAGTTGAACTTCGTCTAGCCGAAGTCCCTGTGCTTCCATTTCCGACTAAACGAGTATTTGAGTAATTGGTTCCGGTATCATTATTTATCACAATCTTGATACCGTTGTCTACTGTTTCAGCACCATTAAAAACAACTACAAGGTCTGTGTAACTACCACTAATTGAAGTAAATGAAACTGTTGCTTGTGCGCTAGGCGCAGTATAAGTTGCTATCGGTTCATAAGTCGCAGCCATTATGCCCCCTTAATGCCGTATAGGGCGAAGTGTGAGTATTGGGCGAGGTTTGCTACATTGGAAGTTAATTTGATGCTAGTGACAGCATTGGTATTCATCCATACTCCGCTTCGTATTGCAACTTCACCGCTTCCATTTTTATCAGCGCCAGTCAAACTTCTAGTGGTTGTATATTTATTTGTATTTGCATAATCTAAAATGTCAATAATAGTCGCTGCAAAAATATCTGTTGAATTCGCCTGAGTATTAACACCTGCTCTGATAGCGCTGGTGCTAGTATTGGCTCCCGCACTAGCGCTTGTTCCATTACCTTCTAATCTATGAGTTGCATAATTATTGCCTGTGTCAGAATTAAATTGTAGATACAAAAGTTCTACTCCTGTTCCTGCTGTTGTATCTTTACTCATTCCGCGTATTTGTAAATGAGCGTAATCGGCAGGTATTGAAGTGAATTCCACATTGGCAGCGCCACCCGAACCAACTGTATATGTGGCTATAGATTCAAATGCGGGTGGAATAAAACGGTTATTACCTACCAGCAAGTTACCCCTGCGTAGTTTATTCTTTATGCTGACTACAGCCATCAGATAACTACCTCTACCCAAGAAGTTGTAGCCTCATCCCAAGAATACATCTTGTCATCAGTTGGGTAAGGCACTGGTGC